AGTGGCCAGCGTAGAGCCTCCAGAGGCATTTCCGTCACCACCGGCGCTGCCGCCGTCGGCGCCATTGTCAGTGTCAGCCTGGCTGCCAGTTCCACCGCCGCAATATCCGTCGCCACCGTTGCCGCTAGCACCGGCGCCCTTGCCCCCATCCGCCTGGACAACTAGATTGCCGCCAGACACGGTCGACGGTTCGCCATCGGTATTGGTTATACCGCCGGCGCCAATGACAACGGAGACCGTGTCAGGAACCGAGTTGCGCGGAAGTGTGATGCGCGTCTCGTATCCTGAGCCGCCGCCACCGCCGCCATACGTGGAATCTAAGCCCGCTCCTCCACCTCCGCCTCCGCCCTTTACAAAGACCTCGACAACCTTTGCCCAGCTCGGAATCGCGACACTCGCCGTCGTCTCGGTGATGACCTGTACGTGCGGCGTGCGCTGAAGTTGCCCGATGATTGCGTTCGCAATCTCCGCAAATTGGTTGTGCAGCCAATTCAGGTGTTGCGCATCAAGCTGGTGACCGGGTCGCGCGAAGCCTTGCTCGATCTGCGCGGTCGTCGGCGTCGCCTTGAGCGCAGTACCGTCGTAGTCGTCGCCGAGGGTGTCGTAATCCGTATCGCTCGCGACATCGAGTGCCGGGCTGGAGAACGCTGCGGGGTCTGCCATAGTTGGTTATCCGAGTCCCTTTTCTTCCAATTCAGGCAAAATCGGATATGGAACGCAGCGGCAACCCCAAAATTCGCCTGGACGCCCGCGCTCGCCGTTTGGACCAATCTTCGGAAGGTCGTCCCAGCGGAATCGCTTACCCTCTAGCGCCCAGTGCGAGGGCTTCGCGTCGGGGTAGAGACCGTCGGGGCGCCCTCTGACGCGCTCATCATTAGAGGTACACCAAACAAATTCAGTAATTCCAGCCGCTTCCTGGCGCGCCTGCGTAATCTGGCCATTCAGTTTCAGAACTTGATCACGGGCGATTAGAGACGCCTGATTCTTAGTTGCGCCGACGGACTCCTGAATCGACTTGCGGAGCGCCTCGACGCGCATGCCAGCCTTGTTCTTGAGGAGCACCTCGACGCGGTCGACCTTCGCTTTCGACAGCGACACGATGCGGTCGACGTTCTCTTTGCGCCACTCCTTGATACGTCGCTTGAACGACGGCTCTTCCTTCAGGAGCTTGATGCCGAGACGGCCAAACTCTCGTTTCGAGTGAGTGACGATTCGCTCAGCCGCCTTCTCGCTCGCCTTGTCGGCCTCGCCTAGGTAATCGTCCAGAATGCTCTGGACCATGTCGTTTACCGACGAGATGACTCCGCGAGGGTCGTCGTCGTAGGGCGGCGGCGCGTCGACGTGTGCGTCGGATTTCGGCTCGGGATCCGGCGCCGCGAATCGTTCAACATGCGGCTCGACCGTCTCGAGGATGGCTTGCTCGATACGGCGAGCAGTGCGTCGCAACTCGACGCCGAGGTAGAGCTGTACCGCCCGCGGCGGCTGCGGAGTGAGGGCCAAGCGTGCCGCTCGAGGCGGGATGCGCTCAGGCTTCGTCGGCCGGCGCGGACGTCGTCGGATCGGCATCGTCGTTCAATTCGTCTCGCTGTCCGCCCTGCATCCCAGCAAGGTCCTCGTCGAGCACGCGTTCTCGCTCGGCGCGGCCCTTGTCAGACAGCACGATCTCATCGCCGAAACCTTGCGGCGTGAATCGAGATAGTGCGACCTCCTCAGGGAGGAGGACGCCAGCCTGCACGTACGATGCATCAGTGGTGGCGATGGCTTGCCGGCGCTGCGCTTCGGCGAGAGGCGTCTCCGTCCAGAGCGGCGGGAACGTGATGGTCATCGTCTTCGGGACGACGCCGCCCGTTGGCGACGATTGAGCCCGAAGCATGACGTCGATGACACGACGCAGTCTCGGAGCGAGATCGCGGGTCTGGTTCGAGCGAAGTCCGTCGTAGAACCAGCGGAAGTCGCTCTCGCCCGTGGCATTCATGCCCGCCGGCGACTGACCCATCAGGATCGTGACCGGCATCGGGACGGATGCCGCCATGCGCAGCATCAGCTTGTCGAGCACCTGCGGGATGTCCGCGAAGCTTGTGGCCTGACGGTCGAATCCCTCGTTACTGTCGGCGTCGACGACGAGAGCTCGGACGACGGAGCGATACAGCTCGTTGATCTGGAGCCGGTCACGAAGCAGCTTTTGCTCGCCGCTCGCGATCATGTCCGCGAGTCCGCTCATCCGGAAGACGCCCTGATTGGCGTCCGTGAGCATTACCTCGACGGCCTTCCACCCGACGTTGAACGAGCGGAGAACCTCGTACGGCCGCTGAAGGACCGAGAGGTCCCACGATGCGTAGCGAGCGCGCTCGTAGACGTCGGTTGGGGCTCCACGGAAGAGGATGAGCCTCGACTCGTGGACGGTCGAGACCATCGATTCGGTCCCGCCAACGATCGTGACAGCGTAGATCCGCGGCTCGCCGAACTTGGCGTGATCCGCCGGATACCACTCGAGCGGCCAGAGCATCCGACGGTCGATCGGATGCAGGTATCTTAGATCGTCAGCGTCCTCGGGGACGAGCGGCGACGTTGCGTCGTGGCCGTCATCAGCCCCGATGAGGAGCGCGCCGCCACCGTAAAGGCGGGCCCATCGCATCGCTTCGACGAATCGATCGCGGACGCGAAGCTGCTCGAGTCTTTCGGAGATGTACGCGTCGAGCTTGGCATCGCCGGTAAGAACGTCGAAGCCTTCGCGCAGCATCTCTTGCGGAATCGCATCAACGATGCGAGCCGCGATGTCGTCACCGTGGTAGAGTGCGCTAAGTTCGGAGTCGGAGAGTCGCCCCGACGGAGCGAACTTGCCATAGGTAGTCTTGTCGCGCCAAGTCGAGAAGCCCGTAAACTCGTTGACCCACGAGTCGAAGCGCGCAAAGGCGTGCGACTTCGCGCTTGCGAGAGCGTCTCGTAGTTTCATGGGGTGGGTGAGGTCTCAGAGACGAATCACACGCTGAGGTGGACGGCAGGCTCGGCAGGCTTGAGCTCGCGTGTCGGTGGCGCGGGGTAGAGCGCTCGCTCGAGAGCGTGAAGGCGGTCGCGCGCCTCGTGCTCGTAAACGGGTCGCTCGATGAAGAGCGTCGAGTTCTTGGGCCACGGAAGCGTCGCGGCCTTCTTCGCTACGCCGTGGGCAATGACAGGCGCGCCCATCTCCCAAAGGTATTTGGCGAGGTCGTTTAGGGGCTCGGCGCGTTCGGGGCAGAACGCGTGCGCGAATTCGTACGCCCGGATGACCTGCGATGCTGGGCGCTTGAGGCGCCAGAAGCACCGGGCGGTGCGGAGCATTGCAATGAAGCGTTCTTCCCAGTACCCGCCGGCGTCGTCGGATCTATCGGTGTAGAGCTGCGCGGCACGCTCGTAGTCGCCGAGGCACTCGTACGACTGCGCGAGGTAGAACGTTGTCCGCGGGTCGGGGGTCTTTGCCCGGTCGGCCTCGAGGAGCGCGACATCGAGCTTCCACCGCGCCGTCTTGTCCTCGACGGGAGCGGTGTTCACGATGCGCGGAGCGTTCGTCTGGAGGTCTCGAGCGAGCGCGGTCCGAGGGGCGATGAGCACCTCGTGAGTCACTCCGGTGTACGCGCATCCCGTGCCCGCTTTCGTGAGCACCGTCTGGACGTAATCCAATCCGCCAGACCGAATATCGAGCGACACGGCTTGGTAGCCGTCGGCGTCTGCTCGCTTGGCGACCCACTGGATGGAGTCGGCATGTTCGACGACTTGGTCGCCGGACATCATCAGGCACCAGGTGCCTGCACCGAACATCTCCTCGGCGAGATCGAGCGCACGGTTGCGCGTGGTCGAGAAGTCGACGAAGGGCTCTTCGACGAGGCGCCCCTCGATGCCCGCAAGCGACTTCCTGGCGAGGGTCTGTGTACCGTCCGTCGAGCCGGTGTCGAGGATGAGCCACCCGTCGATGTGGTCGCGAACGGACTGAAGCGTACGCTCGATGCCGCGCGCCTCATTGCGCACAATCATGACGAGAACGAGCTTCATCGACCGAACCACGGCGCGCTCTCGAGTGCCTGCAACTGTGGTCGCCGCCTCACCCGCCAGCATGCCTCTGACTGCTCAC